CAGAAACAGGAATTAGGTCTTCATATCCAGTAGCCATTTACAACTCCTGACCCGTATTTTGTTTGAAGCGTTGACGAACCGCAGCCGCAGGCGCTCCTTTGGCAATTGCTGCATTTGCGTCTTGGCGTTGTTGCGTGATGTTTGACGCTGGCGCAGCAGGAGCGTTTGTGGACTGTGGCGTATTAGATTTATACTGATATGTTTCGTCAAATGCCTCTTGCAAAGTTTGCGAAGTAACGTCAGCCTGTGTTTTTAGCCTACGCAAAGATGCTTGTAAATCTGGAAAAGATTGTGTTCTATCTAAAGATGCTTTAAGATTTTCAAATCTATCACCTTCACGATTAGACACGTTACCAACACCCGCGCCAGTTGCAGATGTTGCGCGAAGTTCAGTAAGACCCTGCACAAAAGCTAGGTTAGCAAGTTGTTTAAGGTCGGCGTTTGCTTGCCGTGCAGCATCAGTAATTGCTGGCGTATTGCCATAGATTAAACCTGTTATTCCGTTAAGTCCTTCAGAATTAGCAAGCAGGCGGTCGATAGTTGTGTTAATAACCGACATGGTGTTTTTAACAGTGCTAACGGCTTGCCGCGCTTTAGGTAAAAGCGCCTCTCGTTTTTGAATTTCTTTAGGCGTTAATCCAGGCGCAGAAGGCCCACCGGGAATAGGTTCAAGATCGCCTGTTGGGGTAAACCTAAAACCAGAAGGCGCTTTGGCAGCACCGCCGCCGCCGCCCTCACCACCGCTAGATTTAGCCGTCAATTTTTCCATTCGTGCAAGAAATACTTTGTTGTATGCAGGCGTACCCGGTTCGCCGTATGGCCGTGCAAACGCATCTGCGTTTTTCATTGCTTCTGTAGGTGCTGGCGCGGCGGCTACAGGAGTTTTACTTTTAAGTTCGTTATATAGCGCAAAACCTGCCGTTGTTTCTGGTATGCCCAACGCCCTCATATTTTTAATGTCCGGTGAAGAATCATCGCGTGCAGCAACGGGCGCAGGCTTTGCAGTCATCCTTGACATCTCTGCGTAGAACACAGCATTAAATGCCTCTGAACCCTCTGGGCCGGCCTTCAACGCTATTGACCTTGCATTTCTTTCCTCTTGTGTTTTTGGTTCCGGTGCGACTACAGGGGGTTTTTCTTTCAGCCTGTAATAAAGTTCGAGTCCCTCTGGCGTTTCTGGAATCCCTGTGGCTCTCATTTCTGCAAGAGTACCAGTCGGCGCAGATACGGTAGGTTTGGCGCGTATAGCAGCTTCATAGGCTTCGTTACCTGCTGGCGTTAGCGGATAGCCTAATAAAGTCATTATTGTTACTTTGTCTGGTGGCTTAACCGCTGCGGCTACTGCCTCTGGAGCAGTTGCAACTCCCGTATATCCCCGTGGATAACGAACTTGCCCAGGGCTTAAAGTAAAGCCTGGTTCTGGCGCTTGACCAATTACGTTGCCGCTAAGATCAAATACCGTTCCACTACTTGCAATTGGCCTCCTTGCCGTAGCACGCTCTGCCCCTGACATACCAGACATTGAAAGTATTTTTGCCCTATCTTCAACAGGCATAGCTAGTAATTCAGCAAACTTACGGGCGGCAGTTGTTTTAAATGCCGGTGGGTAATTAGCATCGGCAGCTATGTCTTCCGCATTGGCGGTTACATTTGCGTCTGAAGGGTTATTGCTTAAATCTTGAAGACGAAAGGTAAAGTCTTTTCTTAGTTGTTCTTGTACATCGCCCTTAGCTTTCTGTTGCGTTAACAAGCTGGTAGCATATTCAGAGGCTTCTTTGCCTTTGCCAGCGTTAATGTACGCCTGCTGAATTTTCATTGGGTCATTGCCAGCAGCACGTAATGCACCCAGAAAATTAGTGTTGGTTTCGTCTGCGCGTTGGGCAGAACTTATCTGGTACTGAGCCAACGCATTTTGGTTTTGGGCTTGTTGTATTTGCGCGATTCTGCCGTACTGCTCCAGCGGATCAGGCATCTTAAACTGAGCGCCTTGCGCTATCATTTCATTGAGGGCCATAATTTATCCTATTGGTGCGTATGACGAACGCCGAGACCTGTCCAGAATGTCCATCATCTGGTTGGTGTTGTACTGCTGGTTAAGAGCGCCAAACAGATTGTTAAGCGAGTTGCCTGCGCCTAAATAACCTGCGCCAGTAGCCTGCCCAGCTTGGCCCATTAGATTGCCTACGTTTGTGCCGTAGTTGCCCATCGCCGTGTTGGTGGCGTTGGTAGCGTTAGTGCCGCCGGTCATTGCGTACATTAAGGGGTCTAACTGATCTGCACGGTTTTGACGATAGCGGTTGTAAGCATTGCCATACTCTTGCGATCCAAAATCTTGCCCGTAACGTGTCGCTGCTTTAAGAGCCGCACCAGACTGCAACCCAGCGTTAGCGGCGGCTGTTCTATTTAAGGCATCCATACCCGATTTAAATCTAAATCCTACACCAGGGTCAGCTTGAAATTTGCTCATGTCAAACGGCTGAACGGCAGAGCCGTAACCCATTGCGTTAGTGTTTGGCCCTAGCCCAACCAACTCGCCGTACCGATTACGCGCCAGATTGCCAAGCGTTTCAGCACCTTGGTTACGCGCTGCCATTGAGTTGTAGATGCGTTCTTGCAGTGCCGCCGCACGGTCAGCAGCGTCTACTTGTGCCCCGGCTGCGCGTGAGCCTGCGTAGGCTTGCGATAAGCCTCCAATGGCTGACCCAGCACCTTGCAAAAAACGTGGGTCTAAATAGAACGGTGTGCCAGAAGAAGCGCCGCCGTAGGGCAAAGCGGTTGACCCAGCAGCCATCATTGCCGAGTCAAAATTACTGTAATCTGCTGGACTGTAAGAAGGCAAAATATCTGACCCAGCCGCTATTATTCCAGCATCTAAACCGCTAGTGTCACCTATGCCGCCAAGTGCATCAAAAAGTTCGTCATACCACGCCATAATCGTTCTCCTTGTTACCCAAGCAACACAATGTTGTTAGGTGCGGTCTGCATGATGACCCAGTTAGTGCCATCAGACACCAAAGTAGCCCAATTCCCAACCACTGCCAAAAGGATTGCAGTTCCTGCTGTCGTGCTGTCAATTGGCACAACATTGCTAGAGGCTGAGTTTACCAACTGCGGCTGCATATTTTTGACCGTGATGTATCGCCCTGTCCAGCTTGAGGCAGCGGGGAACGTCAGCGTCATGGCTGAACCACTTTTGTTGTTGATGATCCAAGAGTCAGTGCCTGTGATTGTGTAGTCAGCAGTCTTGGTCAGCACCGTGGATAAAGGCACATAGTCAACATTTGCTACCGCCGCCGAAATAGCCGTGCCATTGCCTTTTAAAAGCCCTGTGACGCTCGTTGTAAGGGTAATGGCTGGGGTAGTAGTGGCAGTGGCTACAGTGCCTGCAAAGCCGTTTGCAGAGACAACCGATACGCTAGTGACCGTGCCTACAAACGCACTGGCTAAGGTTATTGTCCCCACTCCGTTGGTCACGGTAATGCCTGTGCCAGCCGTTAAGGTGTTGAGCGAATAGCCTGTGCCATTGCCAATTAGCAGCTTGCCGTTGGTGGGGATTGTGCCCAACCCCGTGCCGCCATTGGCTACTGGCGTGATGCCAAGTCCTTCGCCAGTGATGGTGTAGACGTTGTTGAGCCAACGAAACCATTGGGTTGTGATCTGCCCGTCTTGCGTAAACGGAACCCGAGGCGCAGGAATTTGGGTAACGTTTGCCATACTAGCTTGACGTTGGACTCAACACCAACTCAGCGCCCATGATGGCAATCTTTACCGGGTCAGTGCCGCTGACCTCGTAAACCCGATCTCTGGACGAACCAAGCCGCCGCCAGAAAGTGCGATATTCGTACTCACCAAGTTTGCCCATGCTGGCCCAATGCTCACTTGACCAAGTGTGGCCCCCGTCATCGCTCCAACGCAGCATAGCCTGCGGGTCATAGCCGGGTAGGAATGGAATTGCCGGGGCGACAACAATATCAGCACCAGCAAAGTCTGGGCCATCGTAACTATTGGTTATAAAGTACATACTTGATTCTGTAATAAGTCTAAAACCAGATTCAGTTATCAAATAGTCCAAATCAAATTCAGCAATCAATTGGTAGCTTGGCCCAGAAGCTGGAACATTTGCCAACTCGGTAATAATGCCTTGAGGGTCATATCCTGTCGTATCGTTAAGCCCTACGCCCGCTTCAGCGTCAAGTTGCAAAGTGTGATGCACCACTCGTTTGAGGTTGTTCTGACCACTTGGCAAGCCTCTCCATGAGCGCAGCCACCTTTGGATGCCGCCGTTGTCAGCGTACACATCCAAGTCAAAAGCGTAGATATTGCCGTTAACGTAGTCGCCCAGCACAATTTGGCTGTTAAACGCCATTTGGCAGTTGCTGCGATGGCGCATGAAATTGCCATTGTCAAACCCCGCCCGTTCGTGCCACGCCTGGGTAGACACATCGTAGACCCAAGTGGCGTTGCCGGTTGGGAATGTCAGGACGTAGAAGGCATGGCCTTCTTGCTGGTAGGTGTAGGCAATGGCGTCAGAAATGTCGCCGTACTGGGCAATGGCAAACTCAATAGCATGGGTGCTGACCCGAGTGCCGGTGTAGCCATTGGCCCGGTAGACGATGCCTTGGCCTCGCGCATCTGCGCCTAGCCAGAAAATGCCGTTGTCCAATTTGGCAACAGAGAAGGCCGCAGCGCAGCCAATTTCGTTGAACGCGCCCTGGATGCGGGTCATGGGAAAGTCGGCAGCGCCAGAGTCGTACCACACCTCGACTGAATTAGTGCCAAACAGCCAAATTTGTGCGTGGTCAACAATCATGCTGACTAAACCGTCAGGCGAACCCTCGGCACTGGCAAAGTCAAGCGGGTCAACGGATGAGCCGTCCAACAGTTGCGTTACCCAAAATATCTGGCTGTCAGGCTGGGTAAAAACAAAATAACCGTCTAAATAGCCAACTACAGCCGCGCCAGCAAAATCAGGATCAGTGATCTCGGCAAAGACTGCCGTGCTGCTGTTGTAGATGTAACTCGGCCCATTGGCTGCAATGAACAATTGAGTGCCGTTGTCGCTCATGCTAACCGGGCCAGTTCCTGCTACCGTGCCACGCAAGGTGGCTACATAGGCCGTGGTGAGGCTGTAGAGTTCAGTGCCACTAACCACATAGGCAACGCCGTTGAACGTCCACAAGCCCCGTATTGGCCCTGTCCCAACCGTCACCAGCAAGTCAAGTCCTGGCGCTCGGTTTAAAAACCCGCCTGTCTGCCCCCCGTCTGGGACAACTTCTGGAAACAGGTTGACGCATCGATTATCTGCGGCATTGACTGACCTTGCGACATATGCTGCACCCAAAATTGGCGATTTCATTGCGCCGCCTTTATGGTAAACTTAATGTTATGACTTCCAAACCTGAAATTACCATTGAACATTTGCGTCAATCTTTGGATTACAACGCGCAAACCGGCATTTTTACTTGGCGTAAAAACCACTACCGACCTGATCTTATTGGAAAAACTGCGGGTTCTATCCAAAGCGCAGGATATTTGTCTATTGCTATTCATAACGTCAAGCGATTGGCGCATAGATTGGCATGGTTTTATGTAACTGGCAGCGCACCTAAAAACCATATTGACCATATTAATGGAGACAAGTTGGATAATTCTTTTGCCAATTTGCGTCAAGTTACTAGATTTGGCAATTTGCAAAATATGAGAAAAGCAACAAAAGCCAACAAAACTGGTTTTTTGGGCGTTAGCGCCCACCAAGGAAAATGGCGAGCGCAAATTACGTTTAACGGAAAAAACATCCGAATAAGCAATTTTAATACGCCAGAAGAAGCGCATCAAAAATATTTGGAGCTTAAACGTAAACATCACTTAACTTGCACCATCTAATTAAAAATTGCAGCATTGACGCTACGGGCAACATAGGCTGAACCGAG